ATGTTTCGTCTTCTAGAAATGCTTTAAAATTATCTAAACCTAGTTCTTCATTTAAACGAGCATACGCTTCAGCATGTATGCTTTCAAAATCAGCAAATACACGAGCCATTGCTTGTACTTCAGGTTTTGGAAACCAAATAGATACTTTTGTTGACCAATAATCATTAACATGTACTTCTGTTTGTGCAAATGATTTTAAAATGTTACCTATTAAATTCTTTTCAGATTCTGTTAGTTTTAATTTCCAATCATTTAAATCTGATGCTAATGGGACTTCATCTGCTAGCCAATGTGCTCTATGTTGATCTTTATAGTAATCAAATGCAGTTTGATATTCAAACGGTTTATAATAATTTCTTGGGTCTATTATACTCATATATTTGCTGTTAATTCAAAAAACGCTTTTTGTAACGTATCTCTTTCAGAATTGTTTATATCACTAAATTTATTTACTGGTTTGCCTGGGTTAAAATCTGCTCCCTCTTCATCATAATCATCAAAAATATCCATTCGGCCTGTTGATGTATCAATTTTAGCTCCAAATGTCATACCATCACCTCCATATCTGTTTTTCATAATATGAAAACGACCTGTACCTGATACTTTATCTTCTTTCTTGCGTGAGAGAGAAATAGCCACATCTGTAATCATGATTTTATCATAGCTACCTGCGGCTTTGTCGCCTTCGATGATATCATCTTTAGCGCCAGCACGATTAACTTGCGACACACTCCATACTGGAAGTTTTAATTCACGAGCTAATCCTTTTGTGCTTACATAAATATCATCTATTTCTTCTTTCCTATCACCTTTAGATCTTTTAGAACGAAGCAAATCTACATAATCTATAATTATCAAATCAGGTTTAAATCCTTGATCTGTTGTTTTCTTTATATGAGATTCAATAGTAGACATAGTAGCTTTACCAGGTGAATATTCTTTAATAATCAAATTACCTGGTAGTGCTTCTACAGTTTCCTGTACTCTATCTTTATAATCATTAATCATATTTACAGGCACACCTGTAAAGAAAGCATCATATCTTTTTCCAACATAACCTTCACTTAACTCTAGAGTATAGTGAATAACATTGTATCCTAATTTAACCGCTTCACCTCCTAGAGCAATTAATGTCCAAGATTTACCACCTCCCGGATTACCGAATATAAGACCAAAATCCCCATTCCCCAAACCTCCTTGAAATAATTTATTAAAATTTTCCCAAGGTGTAGGTATAACAATTCGATTTTCTTCTCTATATCGAGTCTCAATATCTTTATTGTATTCTAATCCTAAATTTTTATCACCACCTGCTTTTAAAGCATTATCAACTAAGTTACGGATAGAATCATAATCACCAGCCTTTAGTAAATCAACTGATGTCATTAATGCTTTTTTAAGCTGTTGATTTTTACAGAAGTTAGAAAATTCTTCTTCAATATAAGCTAGATCTTCATCAGATGCTTTATAAGCTTCTTTTAATTGTTCTTTGATAGACAATTGAAGAACTTCATTTTCAAGTTTCTTCATTTCTGTCTTTAACACCTCCATTGTAGGTGTAGTATGATACTTAGTATAATATTTTAATATCTCATTAATGCACCATTTATGGGCTGAGTTATCAAAATATTCTTCACTAATAATATCATGAATATTTGTTAAGAACTCTCTGTGTGTAAGAAGAGAGGACAAGACTTTAATCTGGAAGCCTGTTCCATATTGCGCAAGTGTACTTAATGTCATAACTAATTTTTATTTAAAACTGTTTAATATTCGAAATGTATCTCTGATCCAATAATCCGGATTTTTTAATACATGACCTAATCCATCCTCGTTATATAATTTTATAAACTCAGATGATTTAATTTTTTCAATTGGTTGTTCGATGATTGTTTCAACATATAACTTTTCATCCGCATCCATTAACGGATTTCCTAAATCCATTATCTTATAGTTATTACGTATCTTCTGTTCCTCAAACACCACCCTAGAATAAATAATATTGTCTTTATATTTAGACGCACTGATTTCAAAAATTTCTTCTAGAGTCATTGTTTTTGTTGCCAATTCAGGGAATAATTTGAATAACTTTTTAGGCCCTAAACCTTGAACGCCTTCTACTTTATCTGAATTATCTCCCATCAACGTCTTATATAATATAAAATTTTTAGCTGGAAGGCCAAATTTTTCTTTAACTTTATTAGGCGTGTAATATTCTTAAATCATTGGACTGTAGACAGTAATGTTATCATCTACAATTTGTAAGAAATCTTTATCAGCTGACACTATAATACATTTGCTACTATATTTAGTTGACATATAGCTGGATAAATACGCTATAATATCATCTGCCTCGACTTTATCGATTGATATAAGATTGACGGGTAAACACTTTAAATAATGTATTAAACGAGCTATTTGATTCACTTTTGAATCTTGTTCTTCATCTATGTCTTCAAAAGTATTATGATTAGTCATTCTTGATACATTTCGTCCTGATTTGTATTCGGGTAGTAAGTTCTTCCTGTTTATGGAAGAACCTACTCCGTCGAATACTATGTAAACCGATGTTGGTGAATTTTGATTAATAAGAAAACCTAGTGATCTTAAAAACCCTCCTAACCCACCAACATGAATCCCGTCCTGGTTTACATAATTCAGAACCGCAAAATTTCTCAAAAACAAATTTAACCCATCTATAATCAAGACTTTATCATGTCTATTGAAGGTTGCTTCATTTTTAGGTTTAGAGTCTTGAGTTATGTTATCAAATAACTTAAATAGGTCTTTTTTATCCATGATTATTCTTCGTCAATTAGGGTAATGTTTTCTTTGCTTTCTTCCCATTCAGACATATCTTCAACAAGTCCAATATCTTCAACACTTCCTAAAATATGCACCCATTCGTTTGCATGTTTCTTTTTGTAGTCGTTAATTTCTTTCTCGTTAATGAAACCATGAATTGTTGCAATAACTATACTTTTTGTTTGTAACCCTGTAACGTGATTTTTATCTACCGCTACTTTAGTTCTAACAGCAAATTCAACTTCTTTAGCATTTTTAGTAGCTTTCATCTTACTTGTACCACTGTTAGTAATGTTACCAAAAGTAATAACAATAGAAGCATCTAAGAACATTGTCTCTCCATTTTTCATTTTCATTTTAGGTTGAGACATAATGTTTTCAGCTGGTGCTACCCAAATCTTGTTAATAGCAACCATTGAATTAGTGTATTGTGAGTTTTCTTTTCTTGATAATGGAAAACGTTGATTAATAAAATTTCCAAATTGTTGTGACATCGCACCTGCGTTCCACATTGGATTGTTTTTATTTGCTTCAACACTCATTTTACAAGGTATAGAACCGATTGAATCCCAGAAAAAGCATAAATCATAAGGCAAATTACCTTTTTTCTGTTCATCTAATAAGTCTGCTATAAACCCAGCTACATCTTCAATAGTGCCTAATTTGCTTCGGTCAGTATAAAGGAAAAAACCTTTATAGTCTATAATTTCTCCTGTTGATTCGTCAACGACGTCTTCAATTTGGAATCCCATTTGTTTAGCGTGTTCCCAAGACCATTTCATCTCTGTAATAATGAACACAGGCAAAATGCCCATTTTCTGGGCATTTATTGCCAACTCAAGTAAAGCTGTTGTTTTACCTGTGTTACTGTGTCCTCTTAATAGAGTAATATGACCTACTGGCGCACCTGGAATCGAAACTGAATCTTGTAGAGCTTTAGAAAATGGAATCCATTTCTGCTCTTTAAACTTGACAGTGCTATTTAATAGCTTTTTCTCTTTGAATTTGTCTAAGTTAAAATTAGACTTAATTTCTTCAGAGACTGCTGTCATTAAAGATTCTTTCTTTTTGGCCATTAGTTGTATAATTTAATTGATTATTCTTCGTCTTCGAATACTGAATCGAACTTGTCAGCTTTAGTTACTTTACCTGTATTTTTAACAGCGTAATTGTTTGTTGCTGGTTTTTTATCTTCCCATGGCAAGTCATTTGTATCTTCATCTTCAGATGCAGCAGGTGTTGTTTCACCTTCAGATGCTTCTGCTTCTGGATTTAAGAAACTATATAACATTCCTTTGATATCTTCAAAAGTTGATTTTCTTTGAAGTTGTAGTACATCAGGTTGGTTAGTTAACCATTCTTTGATAATAGTTTTATCAGTTCCTAATGCTGTAGTTTTAGGTTTGATACGAATTGATGATTTTAGACCTTGACGACCTCCAATATCACCCATAACAGCCTCAACTGTGAAGTCACGACCTTCTGTGATTGAAGTAAAATCTCCATAATCTTCATCCTCTGCAATACCTAATAATTGCATATAAATTTCTTTTCCAAATTCCCAAAGACGAACGCCTTTTTCTTCTTCACCTCTAACAATTACAGGTGCGAACACTCTCATTTTTGGATCTAATTTCTTAGCCAATTTGTAGTTGTCAGAACCACCAGCATTGCGGAGTTGAGCTGCCATTTCAACAATAGGATCTTTTTCACCCCAGTTAGTTAAGGCATAAGTAGGAAATTTAGAGAATCCATAGTGTACAAACACTTCTTTAAATGGATTTTGAGGGTCGAGTACCGACGGTACAAAACGAATTTGATATTTACCCTCTTGTTTTGGTTTCCAATAGTACTTGGAATAATCGATTTTTTCTTTCTTACCAGAAGAATTAGACGATTGTAGAGAACTTAGTCTCTGTTTAATTGCATTAATGTCCATAAATTTAATTTTGGTTTTTAATTTGTTATTATAATATATTACACTTTGTTTATTAGGCCAAACTGCTTTTAAATAAGCTTAAAATGCCTTTATTTTTATTTGTGTTGTAAAATTTAACGGTAGTTAACCAGTATAAACACCTTTGTGTTTATTATAAATATTAAAGCTCTATTATAGAGTGCACTTTTGTATTAAGTTGCTTTAACTCATTGTGTTGGGTAAGTAAAATACAATTACGATAGTGTTGCCAGTTGATTCTATAAGAAGTATCTACTACACCACCATTTAATTTCTTTATTAATTCATTTATAGCATTGATAGTATAAAGCGAATTAGTTTCTTTTTTACGGTGAACTAAAATTGTATTTTCAGGAATTGAACTGATGTTGCCTTGATCAACATTATAAGTGACAACATACTCGTTCGTGCTCTTAACAAAAAGCACAAACATTTTATTATACATGATAGTATAAGAAGATGCGATATTTTCTACTAACGTTTCAAGCCCATCTTCTGGTGTAAACGTACAGAATAATTTGTTATTCAGATCTTTAAAAATTGTGTGTATGTCCATGTCATACGTATGATAACTATTATTTAAAGTCATAATTTTTTCCTCTATTAATTTTAATTGATAAATTCATCTCGTTAAATATGGATTTTAGTTGATCTAAAACATCCTCCTCATCTTCATCCCAATCTATAAGAAATGAATCGTATGTGTATAAAACCACTTTACTGTACTTATTAAGTAATATTTTATGTATTTTTAGTAATATCTGTATGTTAATAGAGGTTTCTAAATTTTGCAAGGTATAGTTGAAAAGTTTTTGTGGATTCATATTATCCAATTTATCTTTTTCAAATCTATAATTAGAAACAGGAACATCTATATAACCTTGATTATTAAATAATTCCCATTGAGTAGTAATATGATTTTGTACTTTCTGGAAAAATTCTAAATGTTGGTATTCTTTGAAAATACCTCCATATAATTGTTTGAATGTTAATTCTTTTGCTTCAGCATAACTTACCCCATACATTTGAGCAAAGTCAGAATGAATATCAGGATTATCAAACGTATGATTGACAAGACGCCCTGCGAGTGTTGGGTGATAAGCTGAGATATCAATTTCAATAAATTCATTATTACGTGGGATTAGACTTGCTCTAGAGTGATTGTCTTTATTTAGAGCAGCAAAGTTAATGCCATTGAAAGCATTAGAAGGTCTTCTCGTTGTAGTATTGAGGTTATATTGTGTGTATATGATATCATCTTGTACAGAATAGATGTCATTGTTAGGTTCATAAAATTTATAGAATTTATCTGTGTTTATTTTTATTCCCTTTTTCTCAATACCAAAGAAAGCTAATGCTCCTTTATTATAGAACTTTACATATTCTGGTTTAGGAGCCTCTAATACTTCTTTTAGCTGGTGATAAATATTCTCACATACCTCATAATGTTTAACTATGGGTATAATTTTATTTATATCTGTTTTATTTGGATGTTGTCTGTAGAAGATATCAAATATAGGTAGTTTAGGTGTTTCTACACATTTGATTGAGGAAATGTCTATTACTTTGTTTAGCTGGAAATAATATAGAAACGATTTTTTATCTCGAACGTAAATTGTTTCTAATTGTTGGAATAGACGTTTAATATAAGTTTCACCTACAGATAATGTTTCACTATGATCAACACATATTATGTATCCTTTAGTATCTGTTAAAGGCCTGATATAGATTAGAGAGACATTGTTTAATATAGGATGTATATTATTATGGAACGGAATAATCTCTACAAACACCTCCTTGTATTCATTGAGATAAAACGTTTCTAACTGCTCTTTATTTTCTATAATCCAAAACATATTTTGTAACCCTTATTAGCTCTAATATAGTAATTATATTTTGGAGGCCAAACTATTTTTTAAAGGGGTTTATAATATTGGGTCCAATTTTCTTTTAGATATAGACTTAATCCTAATACTTTTTCTTTTGCCTCTGTTAATTCAGTTATGTTTTTATTAACTTGAGCTACATTATCAATGTTTCCTTTTAAAACCCATGATAATGAGAATACTCTGTATAATTTCCAAGGTATATTAGAATTTTGTTGTTTAAAATCATTATATGTTTCTTTAGAAATCTCTGTAAAAATAGTTTGGTTTCTTTTAATATTAAAGTATCTTGTAAATTGACCTATTTGATAATCTTGTTCTGTAGGTAAAAGAGGATTATAAGGAATAATTAATGGTAATGGAACTGCGTTTCCTCCATCAATAAATGGTGTGTATGTTAATTCTTTAGAATCTAATTCATCAGGAGTTTTACCTGTAAAGAATTTTCCATTATATAATTTATAATAATATCCTATATAATTTTTTAAATCAGAAGCATAAGCATACTCTCCTCCAGATGTATAAAGATTAGTTTGTATCTTATTTTTAGGAATATAAGCCATAATATTAATTTATATATTCATATGTATATGTCCTGCTGTAGCCCATTTAACTGGGAATTGATATTCATCACCTACACTTTTAAAATATTTCCTAGCTATAGCTGCAATATCATTAATTAGTAATTTTTCTAGGTCAGTATATGGTTTAGCAACATAGGCATTTTCTCCTGTAGGATTTTTAACTTTAGTTTGGTCTACCCCGACAATAGAAATATCAAGAGCTTTTCCTGATGGGTGAATATTACTTTTACTATTCTCAACATGCCAAAGATCATTCCCTGCTGTGAAAATAATTTTATAAGTAGGATACCGTTTTTTTAAATCATTAATAAAAGCAATTCCTGCATCCGCTGTAGCTGGTAAAATATCATACCCAGAATCGTCTAATTGAGTACCTTTTTCAGGTCGTCCATCTAAATACCCAGCACTTTTTATAGCTTCTCTTAATCTATTAGCGTTAACACTTCCAACAGGAGCTGTTGGAGTTCTTTTTGATTTTATTCCGCCAGAAGCATCCTTTGGGATTGTTGTTAATTTTACACTATAATCTATCTTTTTTTCTTTAGGTAAAGAAAGAGTTTCAACTGATGTTTCCCAACCATTTTTATCTATTTTATGATTAACTCCTCTAATAATAAATCTAATTCTACTTTTATACTCATCAGGTAATAAAGTTTCATCTATATCAAAGGTTTGATATATTTTCATTCCGCTTAAACCATCCATTGTTAATTGAAGATTTAGAGGAATAAATCCAACACCTGGTATTCTTTTACTTTTAGTATATTCTCCTAACTCATATTGTATTATTTCTCTAACATATCTTTGAGCTGCAGAAACATCTGATTCATTTATTATTCTAGTAAAATAATTTGTTCTAAATTTAATATAATTACTATATAATTGTTTAAATTTAATATCTACTCCTTTATCATTTTCTTCAGGATCATTTTTATTAACTTTAGTAGTTAATACTCTATCAGTCAATGCTCTATTAAATTCACTAAAAGCTGTTGAGTTTGATATAGTAGTATTACCATTAGCTTGAGCTCCTATAGCTATAGTATTCGCTATTCTAGAAAATAATTCTGTCTTTAAACTAAAATTAGTAATAAAACTTCCATTTCCTTTTATAAAACCATTTGATATATCTGGATCTATAGAATTATTTTTTAACAAATTTATATTGAATCTAGCATCATCTCCATTTTTATACAGTGAAGCTAATAAAGCATTATCTATAATTGAAAATGTATTAGTACTTTCTTCATAAACAATTTCAAAATCATTTATATTACATAAAGATCCTTTTATACCAGACATTAATTCTTTTAGAAAATCATAGACTGAGATATTTCCTTCTTCATCAATATTATTATCTAAAGTTTTTATAATATATCCAATATTAACTTGGATATGCATTGTTTTAGCTTTTAAAGCATCATCAGTACTTCTAAATAAATTATCTCCTCCTACTTGATTATTAACTTGTTCTAAATATAAATTTTCTAATATAGCAGCGGTGTTCTCATTTTTATAATATGATACAGATGGAATTTCAACATATCCTGTTAAGAATCTATTTACTTTATAATCTACATTTTCTTTAATGTCAAGACCTAATAAATAATTAAGAGTACCAAGACCTTCTTTTTTAACAGTTTCATTAATATATTGAGTTTGTACATTTGATAGTAAACCATTAACATATGGTCCAGCATTATCAATAGAACCTCTGGGATTATTTAAAAATGCATTGGATAAAATACTTTTAATTTGTTGTTTTGTACTTTCTAAATCTGTTTTATCTAAATCACTTAATGGTGCATCTAATGTTTTTTCGAAACCTAAAGTTGCATTCTCAGTTATTCTTTTTGTAAAATTTAAATTATTAACATTAATATCAGAGACAGAATAAACCTCTGCTAATCTATTTATTTCAACTCCCTCTGGTATTTGATCTTCTGATAAGAATTCTTCTTTCTCAAAAGCCTCATCACTTTCTATCCACTTTTCATTATTAGGTCTTGTTATATTAAATGTATATCTATATAATTTTGTAACTTTAGTATATTCTCCTGCTAAATTGGCATTCAATTTGGAATCATAACTTAATGGTATAATACATACTCTAGGGTCAACAGATAAATGAGTAAGAGTTGTTAAACAAAAATTAGTATTATAATTATGATCTATCTTAAAAACTGGAGGATTGTTTCCATCTGTTCCATCTTTTTTAGTCTTATCATAATAAATTAAAAATGATTCTATAATACGAAGTAAAGTTCCTAATTTAATATAATATTGGATAGCTGTTATCTCTTTTCCATCTGCACCTTTTATTTTTTCAAGATTTGCAAACCAAATTCTAAATCCTTCATTTGTAGTTAAATCATCATTTGGTGAAGTAACATTTATATTATCTCCACTTCTTTTATAATTGTATAAAAAATCTGTAAAACTACTAATTGTTCCGGTATCTAATGAATTATCTGTAGGAGAAGTTTTAAACCCATTTAAATACCCAGGTGCTCCTGGTCCTCCATCATTAATTTTTTGTCTTATATCACCTAATATTTTATGTAAAGTAGATTTTAAATATATAGGTTCTGGATTATCCCCTTCAGTTCTTTTAGAGAAAGGATAATTAGTATTAACTTTTAAAGATTCAATAACATCACCTGTAGAAATAGCTTTAACAGTAATATCATAGCTACCATTTTCAAGTAATTGCCAATCAAAATTTTTAATTATACCAAAAAACGCATCATAATTACCAAATGATTTTTTCTTTTCACTTTCAATTTTATCCAATAATGTTTCTTGAGTAAAATCTCCTTTTAAAAATTCAGTTGAAATATTAGGTATACTTAAAGGAGAAGCTAAACTACCATCATTATTAAAATATACAGTATGGCCCCATTCTAATAATAAAGAATATCTTAATTTTAAAAATAAAGTATCAATTACTTTAAATTGTGATAGGTTATGACATACTATTTTTATAGTAGCTTCTCGTAATGAACCTCTATTTAATGCTCTAACATCTACTGATAAAATACCAGGAGGTGGAACTAATCCATACTCAGGATCAGAAGAAAAACCATATGATGGACTTAATGTTTCATAATTAACACCCTTAGTGAATTCATTATCAAATCTAGAAGAAAATAAAATATATTTAGAGGCTAATTTATTACCTAAATAATTAGTAGCATCATCTTTGAATCCTAAATTTTGGATTTTAGCTGTTCCACTATCACCACTATCAATATTAACTCCAGAAGTTAAACGTATAAATGGAGATTTAGATAAAGTATATTTTAATTCTTGATCTCTAGTAAATGAACTACCAATATTATCTTTTTTTCCACTTAATATATCTTGACGTAAATCAATTTGTTCTTTTACCCAAGGTTCAAAACTTTCTCCTAATAAAGCCATAATTAAGAATTTAACTGGTTATAACTACTTGCAATTGCTGAGGGATTTGAAGGAATTCTAATTTGAGTTCCTTCAGGTATATATAATGAGTTTTGAGATAAATTTTCATTAGCGATAGAGATAATCCACCACAAAGATGAGTCACCATAATATTGTTGTGCTAATAAATCAAATCTATCTCCTGATGTTGATATAGCATAAATATCATTAACAGATAAAGGAATTCGTGGGTACTTATTATCTCTATAATAACGAGTACCTGTTGAATTTTTTATTATTGGTATGTTTTGATATCTATTCATTTTATATATTTCTAATAAAACTTGCTCCAATTTGAGGTGTGAATGAATGAACTGGAGTGAATGATAAATCTACTTCTATTAAACGTGGGATTTGACCTACAAATTTAGTCCCATTTTCATCATCTCTATTATCCTCATCATATGTAAATAGTTTTCCATTTTCATATTTATCTCTATTAATATCCCATCCTGCTTCAAAACTAGGTTTTAAATTTATACTTTGAATAATACCAGGAACATCTAATAGATAATCCCCAACAGTCATTTTTATAAAATTACCTCTCATTAAACCAGCACCTGAATAACTTGGGGCTGTTGTTCCTAATAAATAATTTAATTTATTATAAAGTGGTATCATTTCTTTTCTTGAGTGAGCATATATTGTGAATGATAATGAAATATCTCTAGAAAAGCCACCGTATTTGTAAAAATTTTCACCTCTACCTACATATTTGTAAGATTGCCACTCAGCTTTATAACTATCACCTAAATTATTAATATATGCTCTAAAAAATAAATAACTATTCTCAGTATCCTCAATAGTATCATTGTTTATTACTTCAAAATAGAATTTAATTAAATCCTTATTTTTATATTCATCAATAATATCATCTCTATCAGAAAATAATATTCTAGAAGCATTAATTTCATCCGCAGCATAAAAAGAATTAGGATCTTTTTTTGGAGGTATACTTTTATATTCAGTATATGAAGTGTCATATGTATATTCTCTATTAAAATTTCCTATACTTCCACCTCCATATTCACTTATTCCAGGATTGTATGTATTATTTAATGATGTTAAAAGCGTACTTCCATTTCCTTGAGCGGGTGTAATATAACGTACAGAAGCTCCAGTATCTGTATTAAAATTAGGAAGAGTGTCCTTTCTTGGGGTAAATCTTTTAAAAATCTCTAAAGCATCTGTTTTAACTATTGAATTATTAGTTCTTTCTCTATATCCTGTACCTGTAAATCTAATATTAGTTTTACCTACACCTAATACACTTCCTGGTCCTCCATCGTATGAAATCATATTGGTTGACTCACCATCAGCACTTATATTATAATATTTATATGATTTATTTTGAGTAGTAAAATTTTCTCCAGTTAGCGCCGCTTGAGAAGATTGTTTATAATATAATGATGTTAATCTATTAATATCTACTTTATAATCATTTAAAGTAGTTTGATAATATCCATTTTCTCCTCCATTAAAATATCCTCGTTGAAATGGATTTAATCCTTGTTTATTCAAGTGGTAACCACCAGATAACACAGCCGCTTGAGCCAGTGTACCTGCCGGATTATAAACTCTACCAAATCCACCAGGTATTTCTACATTTTGTCTTTCTAAAAGTTCTTGTTTAGCAATAAATAAAAGACCATTAGGAGATTTAGTATCTGCAAATAATTTAGTTAATCTACTAACATCCTGTACAGAATTTACAGGAATAAATCCACTAACATCTTGAGCCAAACTAATAGGATTAGAAAGATATCCATTACGCAATATAAAATCTGGCGAAGTATCAGCATATCCATCAGGTATAGGAGTGACTATGTATGGTTGGTTACTTGAACCACCACCACGTTGATCATTACCATACTTGAGAGACTTAAGATCTGTTTTTAGATTAAGTAATCCCATTTATTATTTAGGTAGATTGTCTAAATATTTGTCTGGGGTAGTTCCATTTAAATCTAATTGTGAACCTTTTAAAGATTCAGGATTTAGAACTGAATTTATTCCACTATATTTGTTTGGTGTAGACCCATCTAAATTAGTTAGTAATGAGCCTTGAGTTTGAAGTTTTGTTAGTATTCCCATTGTTTTGTTTTATTATAAATATTATTGAATTCGAACTGCTGATCTAGCTGAGTCATTAAAGAAATTACCTACGTCTACTTTTACAGGTCTATTAATGAATTTTTCAAATAATGCATTTTGTTCTTCTATAGCTTTATTGTTTTCTCCTCCACCTCCAGTATTAGTAGTTACAGGACCTGCCATCATTCCGTCTTTTTTAGCTAATTGAAATAATGCTCCTTCTTGAGGGGAAGATACTATAAGGCCTCCATTAGGATCATACATTACATCTCCTTTTTTCTCAATTGGAGGTGGAGTACTCGTTGCTGATTTTAAAAATGCTATACCTCCAAATGCAGCAGCTAATCCTATTAAAAAACCAGCAGGATTAGTGACAGCTGCTGTTACAATCATAGAAGCAGCTAAAGCACTTGCTAAACCTACTATTGTATAAAATATACCTTTAATTAAAGAAGCGTTTGAAGCTAGTTTACCTAATAAATCAACAAATTTTTGAGCTGGTCCACTAACTATATCTGATAGCATACCTTTTAATTTATCAACAGCAGCATTAAATGTATTTTGAGCATCTAATTCTTTTAAAGCTGCTTCAGCAGAATCAGCATTTCCTATTGATCTCATCAACTGGTTAGCTTCTTCTGTTTTACCTTGATCTTTTAATTTTTGAACTTGTTCTTCAATTTGTTGTTTAGCTTGACTACCTAATTCCGCTAAATTTTCTTGGTATACTAATGAATTAACTAATTCATCAGCACTCATTCCAGCAGCCTCAGCTACTGATTGTTGAGCTATAACATTTAGTTCTGAGAATTCAGCAGCACTACCTACTTGTTCTGCTATTAAAGCAGCAGCTTCAGCAGATTTACCTTGTAATGCTAATAATCTAGCTTCTTCTAAATTAAGTTGTTTACCTGTTAATAATTCTGCTTCTAATTCACTAGAGATAGAATTTTCAAAATCTAATAATTTATTAGCCATATTTTTAGCTGTTTCAAAGCTAATACCTAATTTTTGGGTTTGGATAACAGCTTTAGCTATTAACTCAGGATTATTTTGATATTGTAATCTTAATTGTCCTGATACTTTTGCTACTTCTGTTAATACTTTTCTATTATCTAATTGAACACCTGTTTGTCTAGCTAAAGCAGCAGTTTGTTTAACTGTAGATTTTAAAATGTCATTAGCTGATTGTCCATTTGCTAAAGCTAATTGTTGTAAACCAGCTGCTGATTCTTCTTCAAGACCAACTTGTTTGGTTAACATTATTTGATCTTTTAATTGAGCATCTGTAAATCCTAAAGTAGTACCAAAAGATTTAGCTAATTGTCCTTGTGCATCAACTAAATTATTAGTTGTTTCTAAAAGATTATTACTTGAACTTTGTATCTCAACAAATCTATCTCGAGTTAAAGCCGCTACATCTTTAGAAACAGCCATAGATTTACTCATTTCTGTTACTTGTTTATCAACAGCAAATCCTAACTCTAAGAACATTTTAAAACCTTTAACTAATAATCCAATAGTTACTAAAGGATCTGTAAAAGCATCTTTAATAACAGGTCCCATCTTTTTAAAAGCCATTCCCATAGCCTCAGTTCTAGAGACCGTTTTACCTGTATTTTTTTGGATCGCGCTTATTTCAACCTCAACTTCACCTAATACTTCTCTCATTCCTGGTAAGTCTCCTAAAAACGGAATTTTACTTATACCTTTCATTAAAGCCCCAGTAAGACCCATAGATTTTTCAATTGCCTTCTGTTTTTTTAATGTTTCAGATATTGTTGCTAAAGTATGTTCTAAAGATTGATTTTCACTATCTAAAAGTTCTTGATTTAAAGCATATGATTTACTAATTTGACTAAGAGTACTTTCAATTTCAATTAATTTTTTATATTCTCTATCAGTAGATTGACCTAATATTTCTTTTTGGTATATAATATTTTCATATCTTCTTTGTTCTTCTAGTAATCGAGTTCTATCATTTGTTAATGTATTTTGGGAAGTTTCTAAATTCTTGATTTGTTGTTTAGCTTTCTTTTGAAGATTACTTAATTCTCTAGATGATAAAGTAGATATACCTTTTTGATGATATTGAAGTTTTTGAGCTAATGATTCTAAATTTGAGTAAGATTTTTTAGAATCATTTATTCCTGTTTTAAATTTATTAAGTTCAGATGATATTTCTTTAAAACTTTGTAATGAACTATCAATATCACTTGTCCAATCTTGATATTCTCTACGTAAACGCTCTAATTGGATACGAGCATTGCCTTGTTGTTGAGCTAAATTAGCAGCGTTCGTAGCTGCAGATTGACTTAAATTTTCAATCTGTTTATAATATTGTACTAATTCTGCTAATTCTGCAGCTGATAATTGATTACTAGCCATATGTTTACTTATATACTATAAATATTAAAGGACTAAGGAATTAATATTTAGGTGCTCGTTTACCTGTTTGACCTTTAAAGTGAGAAGGTAATTCTATTTTACCATCCTTAACTTTTTGAGTTTGAGAACCTAAATCTTCATTGTTTTGTGAGTTTTGTTTATCATAATATTCTTTTAATTTATGATAAGTAAACTTACGTAACCAAATAGGCATATTGTAGACTGTTCCCCAATCATAGCCACCTTGACCATGAAAAACTATTTCATGAATTTGAGTAAATAAATTAGATCTATACTGAGGTGTTATCTCAGAAGTCAGGCCAAAAAAAGCTAAGTCCAACTGGAATTGAAACTTTTGAGTCGCTTCCGTCGGGAAAAAAGGTCAGATCAACGTCTGGCTGCACCTCCTTTATGTACTCACGTAATGCACGAGAGTCTCTAGCTAATAATTGGTTATCAACAAATTGACGAATGTCTTTTGCTTCTCTATTACCTCCAATTGAAGTAATCATATATTTTAAACGAGTAGACAACTCAGGAGAAATATTTTTATTTATTTTCTTTAAACCTTCTAACTCAGCATTGATTTTTTTCTCATCTGCTCCTGTTAATAGTTTAAAAGTAATTTCTAAACCTGTAGATGGGAGAGTAAAAGAAAACTCATTTTTACCTTTAATAAATAGTTTTTCATTTATTGGTTTATCTTCTATTGTAGTTAAATCAATATTATATTCTTCTCCACCCCATTCAAATTTATAATCTTTACCATATCCTAAAATACGAGCTGCTACTAATAAGGCGTTTTTATCACCTACTATTAGATCTTCATACTTTACATCGCTTACAATAAGCGATTTGATTAACTCATCTAATACGGTGCCTTTACTAATATAATTTTGGTTAGTTAGAATATCTTCTTCCTTAGCCGTCATATATTTCATTTCTATTTTCCCACTTGATAGAGGATTTGATTCTGGGTAGACTAAACCTTTTGAAGGTAAATCAACGATTTCTGTTGGTGTTGTAAACTGGTTTTCCATTTATAATAACTTTTTGTTTATAAATATGTAGAGAAAAAAGAAGTCCGCCAAAAGGCGGACTCTTTTAAAATATTTAATTTTAGAAATTTAATACGCAATAATCCATTGCTACTGTCATTGTGATGTTAACTGCTTGGTTTTCTGTATCCCAGTTATAATCACCAAAATTAGCTTCTTTAATGTATGCGCCTTTGATAATCCATTCACCTACAATATCACCTACAGGGCCTAAAACATCGATTACTAAATCCTTTTTATAGAAATCAGAATATCCATCTCTACCTGTTACTGATTCATGGTGTAAACGAACCCATTCCATTACTGATTGAGCACCAGAAGGAGTAATTGGATCAAATAGTGTCATTTGTATATCTCCCCAAGTAGTTTTACCTTTAACTTTACGATAAACGTTAATGTGGTTTAATATTACTTCACCTTGAGATAATGTGACTGCGTTTACACCTTTGATAAGGTAGCTAGGAACACCATCCATATACATGATGAATCTATTAGCCTGTTTTGGTTCAAAGGCTGTGAAAAATATTTCGTTTGCGTCTAATATTGCCATTTTATTTTCTTTATTTTATTATAAATATCTATATGTCTAATCCTTACACTGGGAAAGTAGCTCCTGTAGGTGTAATGTTGAAGTCTAGATAAATAAATTCAGCTGTTTTAGTTGGTTGTAGATAAATTTGACCTATTAATTGGTTTCTATCTATTACATCTGCTGTATTATTAGTATCATCCATTACTACTCTGAAAGCATATAAACCTTGTTTTTGTTGTACTGTTTCAAGATATGGATTAACTTGGTTTAAGAATTGATTTCTTGTTGCATTAGTATTTTGTTCGAATACTAAGTTATTTGCAACTTGAGAGATATAAGACTTAAGTGTGATTAATAATCTTCTAACATTTACACGATCAAGGGCTGATGAATTTACTTGTAATGTCTTTTGACCATACACTACAGTTCCAGTACCTGGGAATGTTGCTATTGGATTTACTTTACCATCATATAATACATCACGAGATGATTGAGGTAATTTTTGAGCTGCTCTGATTACTGTTGATAATCCTCCTCTGTTTATACCTGCTGGTGCGAACCAAGTAGCTGCTACTTTATCATTATAAGCGTAAACTCCCGCTATCATTGTTGAAGCTGGAACCCAAACATTCTTACCTGTTCCTGGGTCTTTAATTTGGCACCAAGGCCAGTAAGTAGCAGCATATGAAGTATCATAATTAGCAGCCTCATTTATTACTGTGGTTGCAGTAGTTGTACTATAAGGTACTAAATCCATTACATAGATATTATCTCCTCTATTTTGTGTATTAGTAATAATACTTGATATTATAGAAGAATAATCTGCACTATATAAACCAGGAGTGAATAAAGCATTAAATCTATAGTCATCTTGATTTGATAACAAATTAACCATATTTGTATAGTTAGCTGCTATTAAACCTTGAGTATTTGAACTATTAATATTTTCATAAAAATTAGCTCCTCCTTTTACATCACCTTCAGCACCACCAAATGTTCCACTTGCTGCTATTGGAATAGAAGAAGTGTATTGAGGTTTAGCTGTTCCTGAGTTTGTAAAATATCCTGGAGTAGGTAAATTAACTGATTTTACTCTAATATATTTTGAAGCATTAGGATAAGAACCTGATATTTCAATTTGTACTGTACTTGGATTATAATTGTAAGTATAGTCTCCAATTACTTTAGCTACATAATTAGAAGCTTGTGGGTCTAATGATAAGTTAGTCCATGTCTCTAATACAATATTTGAATTTGTTGTATCGTTACCTTGTCTTACTAATAGGTTAAATGTACCTGAAGATGTGTTTGGATTAACAATCTGCCAACGAATGTTATTTACAGATCCACTAGGTAAAGCTCCTTTTGAGTCTTGAGTACTTGTACTATTTGTTATTACACCTTTAGAAATTGTTTCTAATACAAAAGCTGGTTGAGAAGCAGCTTGTGGACTTCCGCTAATAGCTGTACTAATAGCTGAGGTGTAATCTGTTGAACTTGATACTACTCTTGCTACTAATAGTGTTTCACCACCATTAACAAAGTAATTATAAGCCGCTATAGAAGTGAAATAAGAATAAGTATCACTACCACTTGTAAGAACGTCACCAAATGTATTCACATATTCACTATATGAAGATACAATAGTAGGTATTTCAACAGGACCTTTTACTGTTGGACCTATGATAGCTGCTCCTACAGTTATTGGTTGGGCGGTAACAAATGATGTATCATTTTCTCTTGCTAATACACCAGGTGATATTAAAGTTTCTGCCATGTTATTTTAAATTGATTTTGTTTGTTTATAAATATCTTAAAATATGTCAAAACTAATCACTTATAAATTTTCCTTCATCTAAATTAATAGTACCACTTCCATACTTTTCTTGTAATTGGGATCCTATTTGTTCTTCTTGTTTTAGTAAAGTATATAGTTCACTTGTTAGTGATTGTTTTTGAGTCTCGTATTGTACTTCTAAAACTCCAAATTGCTCAGTTAAATAAATTCTTTTACTTTGAATTTCTTTTAAACTAGTAATTTCTTCTTGTGTTAAAACTTTTGTTTCCATTTTTTATTTTTTATTAAGATAATGAAGCTGATCTCCATGCTCCACCTATATAAGTATAAATATAATAACTGCCTCCATTATTCGCAGGTACCATCTCACCTTCAATCCCTACCCATCCAGGAGCAGAACTTTGAGTAGCTACCATAATAGATGAACTATGTGTTACTTTAAAAGCATCTTTTCTAGCCCCAGTACTTTTATTTCCTCCTCCCACAATAAAATAACTTGTAGTGTCTCCTTGAGCATTAAGTGTACCTACTACTGTTTGATGAGATCCAGATGCTATAGTTCGGTTTCCTCCAGCGTAAGAAGCCATACCTAATGATATACTTCCTGAACCTTCAGCATGAGAATAAAGTCCTGAGGCTGTAGTTAAATATCCTTCAGTATGTGAAAACTGACCTAATGCTAATGTTTTTAAGCCTTCAGCATGTGATCCAAGATCATAAGCGATAGTAGTTTGGCCTTCAGCGTGAGAATAATCACCTAATGATATAGTACTCTTTCCTTCAGCATGTGAAGATTCACCTATAGCTTTACTACCTACTCCTTCGGCATGTGAATATGAACCTGAGGCTATTGTTAGATATCCTTCAGCATGAGAAAAAGAACCCGAAGCTATTGTTTCTTGTCCTTCAGTATGAGAAGAAGAACCAGATGCTATAGTTAAATAACCCTCAGCATGAGAACTTGCTCCTAATGCTTGAGAACCACTACCTTCAGCGTGACTAGTATTACCTGATGCTATTGTGTAAATACCTTCAGCATGAGCATTAGTTCCCAAGGCTACATTATAAGCTCCTTCAGCATGTGAAAACTCACCAAGAGCTTCAGTGAATGTTCCCTCAGCATGTGATAGACCACCAGAAGCATGTGTGAATTGACCTTCAGCATGAGAGCCAAATCCTGAGGCTGAAGTTAAATATCCCTCAGTATGTGAATATTGACCAGAAGCGTATGTAGATTGACCTTCAGCATGAGCACCTATTCCATCAGCTCTTGTACCATAACCTTCGGCGTGTGAATGTTCTTGAAGAGCATATGTCACAGCTCCTTCAGCATGTGAATATTGATTTCTTGTTGTAGTTAAATATCCTTCAGCATGTGAATATGCTCCTGATGCTACAGTTTGATTTCCTTCGGTATGTGAATAATTACCTAAAGCTACAGTTAAGAAACCTTTAGCGTGTGTGTATGAACCTAATGCTATGGTCTGATATCCTTCAGCATGTGACCATGGTCCTGATGCTAGAGTTTGACGACCTTCAGCATGACTTGCATTACCACTAGCAGTTGTTTGACGACCTTCAGCATGTGAGTATGATCCTGATGCTAGAGTTCGATCACCTTCAGCATGTGAGTGTGATCCTGATGCTAGAGTTTGATATCCTTCAGCATGAGAATAAAATCCTGATGTTTCAGTTTGCTGTCCCTCAGCATGTGAATAAAGACCATTTGCAATTGTTGAGTTACCTTGTTGTAAAGATTGACTTTGATATATAAAAGCTAAACTTGCTAATCCAGCAAATACACTTCCACTATTAAACTGGATTTGAGTATCTGAGCCTCCTACTGATGCTGCTGTTATAGTATTTCCTCCTACTATTAATTGTCCATTTATTGTTAATGAACCACTTAATTGTATACTAGAAGTTTGAATAGGATTAATAGTATTAGCATAAGATGCTGTTGTTGCAAATGAACTACTTAAAGCATATGAAGATGAAGTTACAATATTTAAATTTTCATAATACCAATATCCTGTTGTAGTTGGTGAAGCTGTAAATCTAAAAGTTTCACCTGATGGGATATCTACTCCTCCTACATCCACTGATGTATCTTTTAAATTAGATAAACCATCAGAAACAGATTTACTAATATGTAATTGACTTCCGTAAGTATTAGTTATTTGAAAAGTTCTACCAACATTTTGAGATAAAAGAGGCAATGAAGCAGTAGGTCCTCCACCATTAAATGTTTTATTTACTCCTATAAATTGAATATCATGATCTTTTAGATTAAAATAAATATCAGATGCTGCTCCTGTAGTTACATCAGTAACATAATAAGCTGCTGTTGATTGTTTTAATGAACCTGTACTTATTATAAAACTTCCTGTTGATATTAATAATGAGCCCGTAATTTGAACATTTTGGTTAAGTGGATTTACATATGAAGCACTTAAAGCATAAGATGAACTTACAGCAAAAGAACTACTTACCGTGTATGAAGAACTTACAGCAAAAGAACTACTCACAGCTTGAGAAGCACTTAAAGCATAAGATGAACTTAATATACTATTAGCTCCATTTGGACCATAAACATTAGAAGATGTTATATATGATGCTGTTACATTTATTAATTGACTTCCATCACCTGAAAAAGATAAAGCAGTAATTGGAGTATTAGAAGCATTTATTAATGAACCTGTAACTTGTATTACTGAACCTGATAAAGTTGAAGCTAAATATGTAAGGTTACCATCCATCTCAGGGATAGATAATTTTGAACCTTTAACTGATCTTAAAATTAATGGCATGTGTTTTATTTATAAATATTTAAATTTAATCTAAAATAAATGATTGTGGGAGTGTTCTTCCTAATGACCAGTTGATAGTATCTGTTAAAGAACTACTAGGTGATAATACTGTTCTACCTCTACTACTATCTATTCTGATTGGATTCACATAAGCTGTTGTACTTGTAGATGATGTTCGAAAAGTAAGATAAGCTCTGTTAACAGTATCATCTGATGTAAGTGTATATGTTATACTAGGAGTTGTTGAAAAGTTTAAATTATCTCTTATTATAAAATCAGTAGCCGTATCATCAAAAGTTATTATACGACTAGCAGCAGGTAATGTTCCTATAAAACTAGATACATTAAATCCTCCAGCACCAGCAAATGTTGTATTCACACCTTGTATTGTTAGAGCATCATTAACTGTTAATTCTGAGTTTAAAGTATGAGTAGCAGTATTTGATATTGTTATATCATACCATGACATTCCATTTGTATTAAAACTTGCTGCTGCTGGTAGTATTAAGTTAGATGCAAATGTTGTAGTATCTATTATACCACTTGTATAAGTTATTGTTCCACCTTGATATCTAAAACTACCTGATATTCCAAAAGTGTTAGCTCCATTATTAAATACAAGATTATTTCTAAAAGTCCCAGTTGTCACAGCTGGATTCATAGACATTGTTCCTGGACCTGTAGTCACAAATGTAGCTGTACCTAGTATATTTTGTGTTGTAAGTGTTGGAAAAGATATGTTCCTTCCAAAATAAATATTTGAACCATTAATAGTAACATTAGAATTCAAAGATGAGGTGTATATAAAACTCCCAGTAAATGTATGATCACCATTAAAAGTTACTCCCACTCCATTTATCTGGTTAGTAACACCTATCTGCATGTTATTCCATACTACATTAGAGCAACTTATTATTGTAGTGTTATCAGCTGTACCAAAAACTAGTGTTGAACCAGATGTAATTACACTACCAGTTATGTATTGTAATGTAGAAGGGTTATTTGAACCTCCATAAGCTACAGATCCAGTTATAATTAAACTTCCAGAACACGCTATATCTATATCCATACCTACACCAACACGACCATTAGTTGTCCCAGCTGTTAATCCTGTATCTCTCCAAATTCCTGTTGTTGGAGATTGAAATATTAGTTTTGATGTTCCTTCTAATCTTCTTGTTCCATGATCTAAAATACCGTTTAAATATACAGATGCCGTATTAAGATAAATATAAGCATTTATATTTGATACTGCTCCGGTAGTGTCTCGAGTTAATAATGTACCTACAACACACATAGGATTAGGTAGTGAATATGCAGGAACACCATTAGAAAATGTTCTAAATTGTATATTAT